AAAGAACGGTTCTTGGGGACAAGAAGTATCAGACTTCAGAGAGAAAGCAGTTGCTTCTTCTCCAGTACAAGATGAAGAGGATACATTATCATACTTCTCTAGATTAGCAGAAGAAGATTAGGTTCACTTTATAAACTGGCACAAGGGGAGTTTACAACGCTCCCCTTTTTGCTATAATATAAACATAGTAATTAAACAAATGAAAGTATTTCTTGCCTCAGTAATCGCACTAACTCCTGTTTCTGCTATTGCTAACGAATATCAAGAAGGATATTCACTCACTAGGACATGTACAAAAACAGAGTACAGAGAAGAGTATGTACCAGGTACAATGAATAGTCCTGGTTATGTAAAGAGTTGGACAGACACAATAGAAGTGCCTTGTGACGGCACTACAAGAGTCTACAGAGAACCTTCTAGAACAATAGAACAAGTACACTATGATGACAATGAATGTGGTGATGGTAAACTTGCAGGTGCATTAGTAGGTGGCGGTGCTGCTGCAGCAATGTCAAGAGGTGATGGTAGATGGTGGGCAATTCCACTAGGTGTTTTAGTAGGTAGTAGCGTAGGGTGTGATATGGCAGGGGGATAAATGGTAGAGACGCTAATAAAAGAGTTCCCCCTTACAGACATAGGAGGTCGTTTGACAGAAGAAAGAATAAAAAAGTATACCTATACTAAACAAGAAGTAGATAGGATGATTGATCACGCAGTTCGTGTAGCAGTAGCAGAAGCACAACGGATTGATGAAGAGTCAATGAAGAAACACAATAGAGATGCAACGGTAATCTCTATGATTCTAGGGTTTACAGCACTTGCATTATTTGTAGATGGTTTGTTAAGATTGTTAGGTATCATTCCACCATTCATGGAGATTGATATTGATGTTCTTGATAGGATTGTTGACAGAGTAGAAGGTGATGTACTAGATAAACTAAAGCAAGTACCAATTCAAAAATTATTTAAACGATGAATCTATTTTTATCATGTCCTCCTGTGTATACCTTACCAGGTACGTGGACTAAATGTGATGCACTGATACCACATTATAATGCTGATCCAAATCAAACGTTTGGTATATCACTCTTAGTAATCTTAGTGTTACTATCAGGGTATGGAGTCTACAGAGCATTCTTTAACAACAAAGGTCTTACAGATCAATGGGATGATCACGAAGATTAATTATGATTTTACCAGGTACTACAGTTAAAGTGATAGATGAAAATTCTATCTACCGAGGATACGTTGGGTGTGTTCAAAGAATACAAGGCAAGAAAGCAGCAGTTCTTATGGATCAAGATGGTACTCCTTGGGATAAAATGATTACGTTTAAACTTTCTGATCTCGTAGAAAAAACAGATGGTTTCCAATATTATCCTAAAAAGAAAAAGAAATGAAACTTACACAAGAAATTATTGACAAACTACAAGAAGCATTTGAGCACACTAAAAAGAATGGTGATCTCAACTGGGAAGATGGTGATGAGATTGATGTATGTCTTGCAGGAACATTTGCTGCTGATAGGTTCATCACTATAATAAATAGAACTAAGAGTAGCACATCACTTAAGGCAGTAAAAGGGCAATGAACGACACGTTAGTTTTTATATACTTAGTATTTTTTGTGATGTTATTTGCAGCAACGTTTGCATACATGTTGAAGATGAT